GCACAGCCTTCTTGTTATATTTGCCACACACCACAGGTAGACTAATTTGTGCATACCCCGTAGCAGGGCAACTACCAAAGACCCATTCTTTTACCTTTGATGTATTGGGATCGTGCCCAATGAGGTAATCAATGAATCTAACCTTTGAACCTGCGCCAAGAAGGTCATCACGAACGACAATAATGTCTTCGTGCATTTCTAGTACAGGAGTAGGGTTTGGATCTTTCCAGTTGCCGATTGATCGTAGATATTCTTCGGCGCTTTCTTTAAAAAATGCTTCCAGAGTCATATAGTTTCTTCACCTGTTCAATTATTGTATCTATATCAATGTTTGATTTTCTTTTCTCTAGGTCTTCTTCTTCGTATTGTCTATTCAGTTGTAATTCTTCAATAAAGTTTTGTTCATGGACCGGGCTTCTCCAAATAATATTTGTGTCGTCGTCTTGAAGTCGAATAGAGATTTCATAGACTTCGTGTGTTTTCTCGTCAAACACAAGATCGACATTTTGTTCAAGGTCTAGAAATCTTGCATCATCTCCATAGCATTCGTAGGAATATTTGTCTCCGCCAACGATTCGTGGTGGGACCATATCTAAAAACTCAGAGAGAAACAACATTTTCTATTAACCTCCTTACTTCTTCATTTGCTTCAACATCAACCACTAAATGGACTCTATCAGTATCACCATTATTTATGGCCTGGTGAGGCTTGCGAGTATCAATATACCAACATTCCCCTACCTTCATGTGTACTGTCTTTGGCTTACCATCTACTCCCCACATGGTGAACACCACATCATCATTAGTAATTAGGGGAAAGTGAAACCTCATCACCTTTCCATTTTGAACCCCAGAGTCAGGATCGACCTGGTCGGTGTGGCGTTCTAATTCTCCTCCTTTTGGCGATAAGCCCATCAATCTAACTCTATGTAGTTGCCCTGGAAACATACTCAGTAGAGATTCTGCTTGAGGAAGAGCAGTTCTTAACTCTGTGTCTTGCATTACAAAATCTTCTTTGATATGTTCCAATTGCCATTTTTTGCTCATTTCGACGGGCTTTGTAATAAACCCAGGGTCTTTGGTGTATCCTCTTAATGACAAGGCCGACCATGACTTATTTTTGTTGTAGTTTGAATAATGATTCGTAAACCCTGTGTCTAATTTGGAAACTGCTTCCGTCAAAGGAGAGACATCAAAATCTCTAAGGATAGTCTTCTCAATAGAATAGTCTTCGGCATCTAGCCTTATCGGATGTATTCTAGGATGATCGTCAAATAAGATACTATTGTAGTTGCCGTCCCTAAAGTATATGGCATAGAGTTCTGCAAAAGTCGTAACCTTTGTTCCTATCCAATTGAAATTGGCGTCTTTGGCTATTTGATTTGCCTTTTCATCCTCTGCCCAAACATAGAGCCAACAAGGTTCCTTGAAAGCAGTCAACATTTCTGTGGCTAGTTTTTCTTCCCCTTCCTTCCATGCTAATTTAGTGATCGTCCTGTCTCCACTCTCTTTAATACCTAGCACGACATTTCCATACATGGTGATCGAAGACCTTGATTTGGATACTTTGGTATCAAACATGACAAGGCGCTTTTCTTCTCGCTCATATATTTTGAATGTCTTGTTATGCAATCCAGTTGCAATTGTATTTTTCTTCATTGAAGCGAATGGAGAAAATGAGTGTCGATTATAGTCCGAATAAAACTTCTCTAATTCTAGAAGATATTCAAGGTCGTATCCGTGTTGCCAATCTTTCATAATATTCTACTAAAGCCCCTAATTTTATCAAAACGAATGATGTTATTAAACTTGTCTTGGAGAACATCTCCCTTATGACTAATCACAAAGACATTTTGGTCTTTCCCTAATGTGTACAGAATCTTTAGAAATTCTTGAGTTCCTGCATCATCAAGCGAACTATCAAATACCTCGTCGAGTATCAATAGATTTGTATTGGTCGAATTTTTCAATTTAGCAATAGCTCTCCATGTAAAGAGCAGGGCCAAATCAATTCGCATCTTTTCTCCTTCCGAAAAAGATGCATATGAAAATTCATCACGGTATCTACTCTTGATCGTTTCATTGAAATTCTCATCCAAATTGAAATTTACAAAGAAGTCCATGGACGCCAAATACTTATTTACCAGCTTGTTCATTATAGGCAAATATTGTTTAATTATTAGAGTCTTGATGCCAGAGTCTTTTAGAAGCGCCGATGCAATTTTTTGTGTGTCGTTCTTGTTCGCTAGCTTTTCTTTAGTTTCTTCTAACTCTTGAAGAATTTCATTGGCCGCTTCGATTTCTTCCTTGATCTTGTTTACATCTCCGGTGGTCGATAAGTCTTCAATGTTCTTTTCTAATGACCTGATGATTTGTTTTGTGGCCGTGATGTTTGTTTCTATTACAGAAATTTCAGATTTGGTAGAGTTGATTTGGTCTACTATTTTTTGATTCTTATCAATTTCTTTGTCTAGTGTCTTTAAAAACTTTCCAATATCATTTCGGGCCGCCTCTACTTCGGTCAATTTATCCTTCTTTGTTGCAACGACATTTGTCTTGAAACTAGAGTCAATATCTTGTTCACAGGTTGGGCACTCATCATGGTTATCATAGAATGTGATTTCTTTGTTCAACAAATTTTCTTTGCTATGTAGTTTGCTATCAATTTTCTCTGCATCCTTTAATTTCTTTTGGGTCTTTACAGAATCGGTGGTCTTTAGTTCAAGTTTTTTGAGTGTTGCAATAAATGATTTGATTTCATTGGCTCTGTTTTTATTTTCATCATTATGTGTTCTTATGGCTAGCTCATGTTTATCGATGATCTTTTTGTTTCCCTTGTTTATCCGTTCAAGGTTCTTGGTTTGTACATCAACCAATTGCTGGTTCAATGAAATTTTAGAAGAATTTTCTGTGAGCAAATCCTTAGTGGTTGAGATTTTCTGCTTTAGAATTGTGTTCATCGAAGAGAATATTTGGATGTCAAGCAGGTCTTCAATCACTTCTCTTCTATGGGCCGCCGATAGTTGCATAAATGGAACGAATGTAGAACTGCCTAGAATGACAACTTGGGTAAATGATTTATAATTGAGCTTTAGAATTTGCTTCTCTAATAGTTCTTGAAAATCTCTGACATTGGCCGATTGGTTGAGTGTTTGCCCGTCAACCAGAATGTCAAATTTATTAGGCTTGATCCCACGGCGAATAAAATATAACTTGCTGCCAATTGTAAATGTAATCTCAACTACGCACTCGCCATCATTTATTGTATTGACAAGTTGTGGTTTGTTGATCTTACGAAATGGTTTGCCAAACAGAGAAAAGGTCAAGGCATCCAAAACTGTACTTTTGCCTGACCCATTCTCGCCTATGATTAATGTGTTTGGATGTCGATCTAAATCAAAAGTCACCCAAGAGTTTCCTGTAGATAGAAAATTCTTCCATCTAATAGAATGAAAATGTATCATGTATTAGTCAATTTCCATTGTAATGGCTTCATTGTAAAGCGTGTTCAATAATGTCTGAAGGGTTTCTTTGTTGCTTGATATTTCCATACCTTCGATATACTTATTCAAAATGGTCATCGTGTCTTCGGCTTGGTCAATAAGATCATCATCGTCAATGGTGTGTTCAATAAAATCTTCGACAATAGAAATGTTTAATGGATTGCACTTTTCTAATTTATCATACATGATGTCAAACCAATATGGATTAGTTTTGTTTTTGACCACAACTTTGACGCAAGTTCCTTCATAGGACGAAAAATCATGACCAACGACATCTTCAAATTCTTTATCTTCGTCGTCATAAAAAATCTTATGGAACATTCTATAAGGATTACGAATATGTTCTAACTCTCTTGTGTCCGTATCAAACACATGAAATCCACGGGGGTCTTGATAGTCCGACCATGTGATTTCGTATGGAGCACCAAGATAGTAGATCGTGCCATTATCTGACTTGTGATGGAAGTGCCCAGACATCACCATATCAAATTTACTGAATAGTGAAGACTCTATGCCATGATTGTTCGGGGCCCCACGATACATTTCAAATCCTGCAATTTCAAGATGCCCCATAACTATCTGAGCATCTGTGTCCTTTAACAACTGAATGGATTCTTCTTCATTTCCCTTGTTGATCCACGGAAGCATTAGAATCTTTGTTCCATCAAATTCAACCTCTTCTGGTCGAGAGTAAATCCATGGTTCATGCACACCATCAAACGAAGTAAAGAGTTCTGTCATTGAGTTGACTTCGTTCGTATTCTTCCAATAGGTGTCATGATTTCCTATGATGATATGGGTATCAATCCCCTCTCTTCCTAGCTTATAGATAAACTTCTCCCTAAGCGTTTGAAGAGTATTGAAGTTGATAAACTTACGACGGTCCACAACATCGCCCAAGTGAATCAAGGTTTTAATGTTATGCTCTTGAAGGTATGGAAAAAATATGTTGTCGTAGAACTTGAAAAAGTGTTCCGAAAATGCATCGGAATCATTTCTTCCTCCAAAGTGGGTATCATTAATTAAGGCAATTTTCATTTTTGTTTAGCCTTGGCAGCCTTGTCCTTCTTTTCTCTTTGAGCCGTTTCAAATGCATCGACAAACTCGTACATATTGTCATACATTTTGGCTTGCTGTAAACCTCGGGCATCGTCAGGATTATTGACCTCGGCCAGCTTCTCAAATATCCCGGCCCGTTCAATTGACTTGTACTTAATATATAGTTGCTTTTTCTCTTTTTGAATGCGACGAAGAAAGGCAAAGTAAATAATTTGTGTGAAGTAGGCAAATGGATTCTTTGACTTGGCCGGGTCAAAATTGTCAACATACTGAATACAATTTTCAATGCCATCGGCAATCATGTCATCACGGAACGTGTAGTTGATAAAATTAGGCTTGTATGATAGATGAGTGGCGATCTTAATAAAACACTCGCCTATGTAGTTTGGCATTATTGGCCTATCTATATCGGATTCTTTACATTTAATAACAGAATTTCTATATGCGACCATGGCATCCAAGAAGTCGCCATTGTTTACATAATGTTGCTTTTTATTTTTATTCATTTTAATGTAATGTCCTTTTTGATTTTTTCATCATTTCTGCAAATGCGTTGGTCAGTTCTTTCAAAGCCTTTGTGGCATCTTCGGCCTCTTCGGGATACATTTCATCTGCAATATTGTCCATGTCAAGAATATGATCTTCCGTCTTGGTCTTCTTTAGTGCAGCCTCATAGTATCTCAAAAATGTTCCCGAAACACTAGAAATCGTAACTACTTTATCTACAGTAAGGGTGATATGTTTATCATCAGTAAATGGGTTCCATCGAATGAGTGCGATAGTAGCCGAACCATATTCTTCTACTGCATGGTCGGCATCAAAGCTGACAATCTGCATTACATCGGAAAGACTAAGATACTCATTTGGGTCCTTTCCGACATGATTGACCCTGGCAATGACAGTCTCGCCATTGACCAATTTGATTACCTTTAACGGATACGTTATTTCTTCAACTGTCATTAAAATCCACCTTGTATATTTTTACTGGAAACTTTTCTTCTCTATAAAACTTGTAGCGTTCAAGAAAATGTTTATGTGCAAAGTTTTTATGGGCTTTATAACTTAGGTCGTCTACAATGTCATATAACGTGGCTGCCTCTTTGCTTTCACTAGTTCGCAATCCTCTACCAATGCTCTGTAACACTCGGATCTTTGACTTGCCTGGGTGGGTGAATATGATGTTGTGCAGATTCTTGATGTTCACTCCCGTAGAATAAACCCCATACGATGCTACTATTATAGCATCTTTTTCAGATTCTACAATAGTTCGGACCTGTTCTCTTAGTTCTACTTCTGTTCCACCATAGACATAGAACACTTTCCTACCGTCGGCAGCTTTGTCCTTAATGATCTCATGCAATAAGTTTCCGTGCTTCTCTACATATTGAAACAAGACAAGAGTATTTCCTTTCAGGCTAATGGCCAAGTTGCGTATGAATGCATTCCTCTTATGGTTGCCTACAAGAAAATCAACCTCTTCATGATACTTCTTTCTGACCATGGACTTGCATTGGTCTTCTGGATACTTCAGAGTAATTGCTTTAATGTCGAAACTCGCCAGTTGCTTTTTGTCAATCAGTTGCTTTGTGGTAGTGACTTTCTTTGATCTTCCAAACAATCCTTCCAATACTAGTTTATGTGTCTCTGTATCATCCAGCGTTCCCGTCGTGCCAAAGCGATACTTTGCATTGACCAGTTTGGTCATGAGTGTGGTCAAGGACTTGGCCTTGAACTGATGACATTCATCGCCTATAATTACATCGTATTGTTCAAAATATTCTTGTGGCATCTTATAGAGAGACTGCCATGTAGAAATAGTGACTGGCATATCTGATTGCTTTTCTCTTCCAGACATGATGTAATGAACATTCTCTTTTGACTCCCAGCCTTCATTCACTCCATATTCATTGAAGTCAGTATATAACTGCGAAACAAGAGATGTGGTTGGAACAATTATCAACGACTTCAGTCCATCGTAATAACGAATAAGCGAATAGATAATAAGAGATTTGCCTGATCCAGTAGGAGATAGCAAAAGACAGCGTTTCTTTCGGACTGCATGAACAAAGGCACTTAGTTGATAGTCACGAATAGGAATGCTTTCCGGAAGCTCAAGTGTTTCAATAAACTCCTTTCCTTCTTGCAACGAAAACTCTTCGGCTAATCCAACACCAGTATCATATTGGATGTCATAGTCTCTGTCTTGTGCAAACTGCTCAATGCGAGGAAGAAGCCCTGAGTATATATAACTGCTCCTCATGTCAAGCAATCGAATCTTTCCATCCCACATCTTGTTTCGATATGCAGGCATGAATTGATAACCAGGGACCATGAACGTAAAGTAGTCGGCCAGTTCGTGCTTTAGCCCAGGATCTGTGTCAACCTGTAAATAGACTTCGTTGACTTTTTTGAGCCTAATTAATTCCATTTAAGAATTGCTGCCATTTGATTGCGTTGCCAATGTTAAAGCTCCGCCCATTAATATTAGAAAGGATAGACTTAACCGTGTCCACCTTTTCTCGTTGATAGTCGATTTTCAATAGGATTGTAATCAACTCTCGGTCCGACTCCAGATAACGAGGAATGTCCTGTTTGAGAAGTTTGTGGTCGAACTGGTCCCACCCCCTTTCATTTAAATCTTCCTGGCACATCTTGCCCGAGTAGTATTCAAACTTGTCTCGTTCCAGGTTCTTAAAATCGTGCATCATTCTCTTCAGGCTCAAATTTTCTGTGGTATAAATTTTAAGGTACTTATTATGAAGAGAAGGTATCTTTAGGCTTTCCTTGTCAAGCTCGGTATTGTCGATCTTGCTGTCCTTTGACCATTCGGACAAAATATCTTCCAATTTCATTATGATAGAACCCCGTCGATATTATAAGTGTCTGTATAGTATAGCTATTTTTCAGAGAATGTCAAGTGTTATCTGTCGATTTTTCTGTAAGTATATGAAATATATCGAAATGTGGCTGTTGCGGTAATGTACTCCACATCAGCCAGGGTAGTATCAAAATTTAGTTCAGAAATGCTAGTGGGAAACATATCCTTAAAGGTAATTTCAAAATTTGGATTCATGTTGCTGTTTAGAATGACCAGTGTGGCATCTGACATATAGGCATCAGATATTTTACTTGCACTTGGTCTTTGATAGACTGGGCGATCCACTTCTAACTTTGGATCTTCTACATATTTACGAAATTGCTCTGATCCTTCTGGTGATCCTAACCCTACCATCCAATCTTTAAGTTCCATCCAATTGGTAAAGTCTTCGTCTATTTTGAATGTCAAATTCAGAGGGTCATAGGTCAGTTTCTCGCCAGGAAGGTATCTGTCAATGGGAGGCATATTGTGGATGGCTTCACCAAGAGTTACCCCAGGGATGTTAGCCGCCTGGACGAACCAATTGACATTGGGCATTTTCTTAATAGAAAACTGAAATCCAACAGGAGAGACATAGTTCATGTTTTCCGGTTGGGTATTTAATGTGGCCATGGGACCTCCTCGTTATACTATTTATACAAAAAAAGGGGACCCCTTTTACGGGGCCCCCGATTTTAGTGTTACCAAGTGAATTGGTATTTTACAGCAAGTTGCTTACTGTAAACGTGCGATAGTAAATATTTGGATCGTCGGGGTAGTTTCCTGTAGAATAAGCGTCTTCAGGAATCTTACCATCGCCTGCGTTGGTCGCGAAGGGATTGTTGACAAGGCCATACCGAGTCTTGAATCCGATCTTTGGTTGGAAGCTATTCTCACCAACTGCACGCACCATCTGGAGCGGAACATATGGGCAATAGAAGAACCCTGCGTCATATGCGCTGGATCCCTTATACCCTACGGTTGCGAAGTCGCTACCAGTTGACTGATAAGGATCAATGAAGACCTTGTACTTGCCATTTAGCACGCCAGCGAAAGTGTTGCCTGTGTCATCGACAGTCAGGCTATCCTTTAGTGCTGGGGTGTGGTCAAGAATACCAGCCATTGAGAGTGCAGATGCAACATCAGAAGAGCAGATCACCATGTTACCGCGCCCTCGACGAGTCGCCTTGGCGATTGCATTTGCTTCTCGCTCAATCTGGAACATGAGACCCTTGAACTTCTCAACGCTCCAACGACCATTTGCATCAACATCAAGGTCGAACGTTCCTGATGCGGCAGTTCCGTTTGCGGCCCCGGTTGCAGCTTGCTTGACAAGCACACGAATCACTTCGCGGTTGATTTCTGCAAGAATTTCGGCAGAAAGGATGTTTGCAAGCTCGGTTTCTGCATCAAGACCATGAATTGCCTTCAAGTCCTGTGCAAGTTCAATCGTGTACTCTGCCTTGAGTGCGCGACTCTTTGCGGTGACTGTGACCTTGTCGATCACGAAGCCCATCTCGGCAAAGTGATTGCCGGAGGCATCGCCCAATGCTTCTGCGGCGCTCGTATCGAGGGCCTGGCCAGTTACATCTGCGGAATATGCACCGTTTCCGGTTGGCGCAACTGTTTTCCCGTCTCCGGAAAATGCAGTATTGGCTTCGTTGAACAGGGCTTCAGAAGGAACGCCTTGCCCGGCTTCGCTACCCATCTTTCCGTCAATGTCTCGACTGGGATCATCGGTGCCTCCCTGCTGGCGGGCATATGCAG